CACAGCGAGCCGACCTGCGGATCAACGTCGTCGAACACGTAGGAACCGACATCGCAAGGCAGCGGGCGAACCGTGCCGCCGTCGTACAGGAAGAAGCTCTCACGGCCCATCCAGACGCACCGGCCAGAGAATGTTGCAAAGGCTTTCGGTGCGATAAGGCCGCAGCCGAAACCGATGCGCTCAATCTGATAGATGTACGGCAGGCCGATGTAGCGCATCAGCCACGCCTCGTCCTCCGTCCAGATCAGCGTGCCTTCGCGCACAGGGGCGCACATGGTGATCTTGTTCTGAGTATCTAGATCGAGATAACCAGCCGTGTTTGCCGGGTTCGCATAGTCCCAGTCAGAATAGTCTTCGCGCGACGACCAAGCCACGCGACGAGTATTGCCGCCAGCACCAATCAGAACACAGTGACGCTCTGGCGTAACGATGACGCCACGGTTGCTAGTCGGAGGCAGGTCTGCGGCGATTGATGTTGCAGTTCCGCCTGTTCCCGTCGTGTTCGTTCCAGCACTTACAAAAGTGAATGTCGTCAGCGATGGCGTGCTGGTAATCGTGTGTGTGCCGTTGAAACTGCCGACGCTGTTGCCAGCGATCACAATCTGATTGCCAGTTACAAAGCCATGATGGTTCACCGTCGTTACGGTCGCCACGTTTGACGTGCGAACGATGTTTACAACCGTCGCATAGCCGACCGGCTCTGCATACTGCTCGTCGTGGTTCCAGTGCAGCAGACGACCGTCTGACGAGGCAACCGCAAGGATGTCGCCGCCCCAGTTGTCGATGGTCCAAGAAAATGTCGGCAGGAAGCTCTGCGTAGGGTCGCGTGGGTACGTGGCGTCAGTGTCCTCGCCGTAATAGGTAGCACCATAGTTGCCGGTTCCGAACGCACCATAGACACCAACATCTGCGCCGACAAAATTGGGAGGCGTGATATCGGTGTAGGTCGCGCCAGTCAGCGCGTACAGTTTGTCTTCGCAGCCAATAGCTCCATAGACAGCGCCGTTTGTGCCTGCCCACGGGAAGATTGCGCGGATGGTGCTATCAAGAGGCGTGCTAGTGATGCGCTGCCAGCCGCCAACCGGCAGCAGTTTGCCAGCACGCCAGCGGATCAGGTTGCCGTCCCAGTAGCGGCCTTTCACCTGCAACGGCGTTGCCGCCTTGACGATCCCCGGAGGAATGTTGACTGGCGCAAGAGGCATTACTTCTTACCTTCGCAGAAGCCCTCGCGGCGGGCGTTGTTGATCTTTACTTCGGTGATCGTCTGCGGCGTGTCCTTAGACGACCAAGATATGTCACGCCAAACAGCACAGGCGCTGTCAGTCCCTCCGATGGCCGTCGTCTTGAAGCAGCCGGTCAGGAGAAACAGCGGCAGCGTCGCCAGCAGCAATCGCGTCTTGGGTGCGTTTGAGAGCATCTGATGTCGCCTGCGCTTTGACTTCGTTAATGGCGTCGGAGCGGATTTTAACATAGACCCCGCCCAAAGCCACGATCACAAGACCGCCAATCAAGATATAGCGGCCCAATGGGGATAACAGCAACCCGATCATGCGGCCTCCTCGTCCAGTCTTTGCTTGCGGAACCACCAGATAGCCCCTGCTGCGACACAAATCACGACAAGGATCGCGACAGTGGTGTTCATAGCCGACAGGATGCTGCCGCCTTCCTTGACCAGCGGGATGACCTCCTGAACCAGCGCAATCGTGCCAAGGCCGCCAGCCGCCACCGCAGCGTTGGCTTCCTTCGACTGCGTGATCGACTTCGACGCCTTCGGCTGCTCTGGCTTCAGGCGAGCCTCCAGAATGTCCACAGGCTGTTCAGTATCCACGCCACGCCACAGTTTAGCCTCTGCACGCCGGCGACGTACAAGCCCGGCGACCTCTTTTCCGCCTGCCTTCGTCCACTTCATAAGCTCGGCAGGAACGGCGTCGAAGTTGCCTTCGTTGACCCGCTTCAGCAGCGTGGACTTCTTCAGGGCGCCGAGGCCGCAGTTGAAGGCGAAGCTCACCAGCACGTCGAACTGGTTCTGGCTGACATCAACTTCCAGCATCCGCTCGACGCCAAGCTCAAAGGCAGCCAGATCACGGGCGAGGATGGCCGCGCTTTCGTTGGCGGTGATCGTCATGCCTTCGCAGACAGCAGGTTCGCCAGCCGCAGACGTGTGGCCGACGCCAATCGTCCAGACGCCAGCGCTGCACTTGTACGCCTTCAGCCGTTCGCCCTCGAACTCGCGGATGTGTCGGATGCCTGCGCCTGATGTTTTCATGGTTCACCCACTTAACAAGATTGCCAATCCAAACAGGGAAGCCACAAGGAACGCGGCGACTAAGGCGACTGCGCCCAGCATCGCAAGGTCTTCCTTCATCTGCTGCGCGTCACGTTTGCGCTGCTCCTCCAGAAAACGTTGTTCCTTGCGGACCCTGATAATCTCCCGCTGCACCTCGTCCCAGCCTTTCAGGCCGTACTTGGCGACAAACTCATTCTTGACCTGCTCTGCCCATTCTTCCGCCTGCTTGCGCTTCTGAATGATGTCGAAGGCGATTTCTTCAGGCGTCTGCTTGCTGAACAGTTTAGGCTTTGGCGGATCAGCCGCTGCCTGCGTTAACTTGGCGACGGAGCCATACAGCTTCGCCACGTCGCCGGTCATCGCCTGGATGTCTTTTCCAAACTTGATGCCCTGCTGGATCGCAGAGAAGGCTGTCTTTGCCGCCCCGAAAACCAGAGCAATCGTGGCGGGGTCCATAGTTCACCTTGCCATCTCGCGGGTCGTCTGCGTGATCCGAGACTTGACGGCCACTATATCACGCGGCTCAGTTTTGAAGCCAACGGCGAGATAGCCAACCATGCTTCCTGCTTCTGGCGGGACAGAGCCCCGGCAGGCGTAGGTGACGCCACGGGACAGAAGCCAGTCGCCAGCGTCAGATGACGCCTCAAACTTCTCGCACAGCACCTCGCCGTTCAGCATGGCGATAGCCGCCCGGTTGCGGGCCGGGGAGCCAGAGAAGAAGGCTCCCTTCTTGCCCTCCAGCGGCGCAAACCTGCCGTCAGCAGACTGGGCGATGCGGGTGATCCTCGCGTTCTTCGCCAGATCAACCTGGTGGATGATGACAGTCTCTGCGCGCAGATCGCGGATCAGGTCGCGGCCCAAAGAAGCAAGCCGCTCGTCGGCCAGAAGTTCTGGCATCGTCTCGCGAGTTGTGAGCGAAGTGACCAGCTTATCTTGGTGCGAATAGATGAGATAGCCGATCAAACCGAGAACGGCGAGCAGGATGACGCTGAACAGTTTGAACGGACCATCAATCCATTTGACCAGATCGAGAGCCTTGTCGAGCGGTCCACCAGATGGCTTTAGAGGCGGCGGCGGGTTGTCTATCTCAGCCTTGATCTTGATGATCTTCGTGCGGATTTCTTCCGTCTTACGCGGGCGGCGTTTAGCCACCGGCTTCTTTTGAGCCGCCCGCGCCATCTATTTCTTGAGCCACTTCTGCACGGTGTCCGTCTCGTAAATGCGGATGCCGGTCCAAACGATAGTGAATAACGCTGCGATAGATGGAAGCACGCCAGTCAAAGTCCCTACTACTGTGACAACAGATGCGGCGTCAGCGATATGCTTCACAGTATCGTCAACGTGCGGGGCCATCACACAACCTCAATCCAAGACAGCGTTGGCTCGTCCCAGCGATAACGCTTTCCATCGTTGGGATATGGAACTGGAGCTGCCCACTGGCAGGTTTCGTCCACCAGCGTCCAAGACGCATACGGACGAGGCGGGACAAATGCATCACGAGCGACGTCGTATGAGTAGCCGATGCCAGCGTAGTTCTTGCGGATGTTTCCGTTGTAGCTGGTCTGTTTCCAGCGGCTATCTGCACCGAAAAGCGATTGGCAGAAGGCGATGCCCTTGGCTTCGCTCTCAGCGCCATTCTCATCAAGCAGTTCGTTGTTGTGGACGACGATCACCTGAATGACCGTGTTGTTGATGTCCAGTTGCGCGAAATGAGCCATTTGTCTTCCTCAGAAGGTGATCGAGCCGGAGCCAGTCCACTGGTAAATGCGATAACCGCCGCTGACGGTATATGTAGGGGATCCGGTTGTTGACGACGCTGCATCATAGGAACTCGGATAGCGGATAATTACAACGCCAGAACCACCGTTCCCTCCGTAAGCCGGATCGCCGCCGCCGCCACCACCACCGCCGCCGCCTCTATTTGAAATAGCGTTAGTCCCGTTCAATGAAGAAGACGTTCCGCCATTGCCTCCGATACCAGACCCTGAGCCGGACGGG